AAGTTAATGATCCTGTATTTAAGAAACAGGAACTTTTACACAACATAAAATTAAAAAAACAAAAACTTTTAATAGAACTGGAGCAATTGAAAAATGGTTAAAGATATTAAAAAGAACTTAACAAACATAGTAGTTGTTATAGGATTAGTAGGATCTATTGGTGCAGGTTTTAGTAAATTTGCTAAGATGGAAAGCACTATTGAACAATTGGCAAGTCAAACAACTGTAGATTATTCTGCACAAATAGCAGTTATAGAAGAAAAGGTAGCTGCATTAGAAAGTGTAGATACTTCACATGAACATCCTGTAAATCATGGTCATACTAAAATTTTAGTTAATGAAAAAGAAATACAATTACTTAAAGTTCAAATAGAAGAAATCAAAGTTAAGACTAGCAATCCTCTACAGTAGTTATGAAAGTTAATGACAATACACAGATTTCTTTGCCTATAAGAAATTTAGTAGCCATCATTGGAGCTGTTGCAGTAGGTGTGTGGGCTTATTTTGGTGTAATAGAAACACTTAACAAACATTCTACTACTTTAGAACTAATGTCAAAAGACTTAGAAGCTAACTCAGAATTTAGAATTAAATATCCAAGAGGTGAATTAGGTCAGTCAAGTGGGGAAGCAGAATTATTTATGCTTGTGGAACACATGGCAGGTTTGGTTGAGCAGTTAGAAACAGAAGTTAAAAACATGAGAAACAATGCAGTTAATATAGAATTTTTAAAAAGTAGAACTGAAAAGCTTACAGAAGATGTAGAAAAATTAATTAGAACAAATGGAACGCACTAATGGTTGAAATTGTTTTTGCTCTTTTACTTATATCAAATAATCAAATTATAGAACATCGTATAAAAAACTCATTAAGCGATTGTCTTAAATCAAAGCGATTTGCGATGAAGGATAAATCTACAAAAGATAGAGTTCAATACCAATGTATTAAGTCTAAAGCCAATATAGAAATCTATATGGGTGAGAAAAAAATTACATCATTAATATTGGAATAATAAATGATTGATAAAATTTTATTAAAATTTTTTGGTTGGATAGATATGCTATCTGATGGAATATCAGATTTAGTTATAGAAAAACCAAAAAGAAAAAAAAGAAAATGTCAAAAGTGCCATCATAAATGTCATTGTAAAGATGAACTTCATGCTGACGAATATGGTTTGTGTACTTGCGACAACTGTAAATGTGGAGCATAAAATGAAAGACATAAAACATAGAGTAGAACATTTTTATTTAATGAATAGAGAATACATCTTAGGTGGTGTTATTGGTTTTATATTAGGAGCAATTATATTTTAATTTATGAGGTGTAACTATGTCATTACTGGGAAAGATTTTATATCTAATAGAAAAAATACTAAGAAAATTATACTCAAAGATTTGGTATTATAGAATTGTATTCACAACAAATTTAAAAAGGAGAACTAATGTACGAAGAATTAAAAGCAGAAGTAAAAGAATGTGAAGGTTATGTTAATAAAATTTATAAGTGTTCAGAAGGTTTTGACACTATATTTTATGGACATAAAGTAATACCTGGAGATAGTTATGAGCATGGTGTTGAATACCCAAAAGAAATGGGTGAGGAAGTTTTTGAAAAAGATTTTCAAAGAACTGTAGATGCTGCCGAAAGACTTATTGGTAATAGACCAATTAATAATACAGCTAAAGAAGTTATTATTAACATGGTGTACCAAATCGGTGAAGGTGGTGTTTCTAAGTTTAAGAATATGTGGAAAGCTCTTGATAGTGAAGATTATGGAGAAGCTAGTTTTCAAATGTTAGATTCTAAATGGGCAAAACAAACTCCAGCTAGAGCAGGTAAGTTAGCTGGTAAAATGAGAGCTGCCAAATTATAGGAGGATATTATGTGGTTAAGTGCAATTAAACTAGCTTTAAATGCTGGTACTCATATTTATAAAAAGAAAAAAGAAACTCAAATGCTAATGGCAGACGCACAAGCTACCCATGCTAGTCGTATGGCAAGAGGTGAGTTGGAATACAAACAAGCTGTTATGACTAATAATCAGCAAGGATGGAAGGATGAGTTTGTTCTCATTCTTGTTTCTGCTCCTGTCATGTTGCTAATCTGGAGTATTTTTTCGGAAGATCCAGAAATTATGAAAAAGGTAGAAATGTTTTTTGAGTATTTTAATAATATGCCTTTTTGGTATCAGGCTTTATTTATTGGAGTAGTTTCTAGTATCTATGGATTAAAGGGTGCAGAAATTATGAAGCGACCTAAATAATTAATGTCAGACAACCTAGACCTGATTAACGAATATAAAGATCAAGTTCGTATCTTAAAGCAAGAAGTAGCTGAACTGCAAGACGCAGGTAAGTCTAAGGATTCTGCTAATAAGAGATGTTTGCAAAAGCTAGAGTATTCTCAAAAAGATTTAGATGCTGCTTTAGAAAAAATAAAAGAATTAGAGGAACAAATTAAAACAAAAGATAAAAAATGAAAATAGCTTTATTCTTATTTATGTGTTCTTCAGTTGCTAATAATTGCTTACCTCCACACCAAACATCAGAACTGCATAATAGTTGGTACGATTGTATGCTTTCTGGTTATCAAGAATCTTTAGATAAAACAATAGAGATAGGTAAAGAAGATATTAATGAACATGAAATATTTATTAGATTTGCTTGTATTGAAGAAAAAGTAATTGTACCAAAAGCAAAACCTAAAGTAGAAACTTAATGGCAGCTAAAAAGAAAACATGGAACAAATCTAAAACAATTGTCATAGATATTGGTAAGTGTAAATATTGTAATAAAGATATGGTTAATACCGATAGCTTTGTAGCCTTTGCTGATAAGACTAGAGGTCATTATAATTGTATGAAAAAAGATTATTACGCACAACTAATTAAGAAGGACAAAAATGAAAAAAGGTTATCACCGAACTAAATCAGGAAAAATTGCTAGAAAAGGATTATGGTATAATGTTAATCAAAGAAAGAAAAAAGGAATTAGCAGACCAAAATCTAAATCAACTATAAGTGCCAAAGCTTATAGAACATCTTAGCAACCGATTAGGTTGATCTACTTGTTTAGCAGATCAAGTTCTAGTTTTTACTAGAGGGATAGGGTGGGTATAGAATCAGTTGCTATAGGTATAGCTATATAATTTATAAAGCCAAATTGAATCATAAGATTCTTTTTGGCTCTTTTTTTATGCCTGTAATAAAGATTTTTTTATACCCCTTAAATAAGCTTGGATTTATAAGGCAAAAAAAGGCAATTGATTATTTGCAATACTGTTAGTGGTATAGTATAACATAGTTATAACTTATAAAAAGGAGAGAGAAAATGAAAAAACAAAGTTATACAATTGAAAAAAGTAATGTTGGAAATTTTTATTATTGTCCAACTTACCCAACTAAATTTACAACAAAAACAATAAGTGGTCGTATTTGTAAAATAGCTGGTCATAAAAAAGATGTAAGGATAAAAGTTGAAGCTAAAGGTTCTAATATAGAATGTAAAAATGATAGAGCTGCAATTAAAAAAGCTAAACAACATTATCCAGAACTTAAAAATTTTAAAGGTCATTTTAAATTTAAAATTAAATATAATGGAAAATCTTGTGGTGTTTATAAATATGGCAACAGGAAAAATAAATTAAAAGTTTTTAAAAAATTAAAAATTTTTAATGAACTTTCTAAATATTTTCCAAGTACAAGAATTGCTGTACCAAGAAGATTAAAAAATTCTGCTTTAAAATTTTGGGGTGCTGCATATTTTAAATGGCATTTAAAAAGTTTTAAAAAAGAATGGAGTGATAAATATAATAATTTTATTTTAATTGATAAAGGAGAGAGAACATGGAACTAGCAATTAGACCTACAAAAAAAAATGGTAAAAAAATTTGGCGATTTAGATACTATGGTTTAGATGGTCAAGTTAAATTCATAAGTGATAAAACTAAAAGTGCAGTAGAAATTTTAGCTAAAGAAAAAATAAAAGAAATAGGTTTAACTAAAACTTCATCATCACAAATCTTTTTATCTGAAGCTTGGATAGATTTTTGCCAACATTGTGATTACAAAATTAGTATTGGTAAAATAGATAAAAGCACAAAAGATGATTATATGAGTTTTTATTTAAACCATTTAATTACTTTTTTTACCAACACAGATATAAGGTTAATTGATAAACATAAGCTAAATGATTTTGTAGAATATTTAAAAGGTAAGATTAGAGATAAGCAATTTAAATCTAATACTGCTAGGAAAATATTTAACACTATGAGTTTGATCTTAGAACACCAAGTAGATATTGATAAGCTTGGCAGAAATGTTTGCGATGACAAGAATTTTCTAAAAACAATTATAGCAACCAAGAAAAAGAAAGCTATTATTGATTTTGATGAATGGTCGTTAGAACTTATCGCTAACATAATAGAAGATATTAATAGACCTATGGTCAAATTAATGTGCAAGATTATGCTTGAAACTGCAATCAGACCTAGTGAGTGCAGAGCTTTAGATAGAAAAAGCTTATTGTTTAAATCTAATATTCCAATGATTAGGATTGATAAGGCAGTTAAAAAGGGAAAGCATATTGGTACTACTAAAACTGAGAATGGGGTTAGGACTTTAGTTATATCTACTAAGTTAAAAGATTTAATTATAGACCATATCAATACCTTGCCAGACCACCAAGATTACTTGTTCTTTAATAACAAAGGTAAATTTATATGCGTAGAACAAATAATAAGGGGCATAGAGGGGGCATTAGCTAAGAATAAGGTGCAACTACCCATAGATAGAAAGTCGTACTTCTTTAGGCATTATATGGCTACCTATTGGGCATATACTAAAAAGCATAAAGAGAATGCCATAGACCTTGCTAGGGATCTTGGTGATAAGGATATTAACTTTGTCGCTGAGAACTACATTAAACCTTTTAAGAATAATGGTAATGCAACAGAAAATATAGATTATCAAAATCAACACTTTAATTGGAAATAAAATGTTAAAAGCTTTAAAACCAAAAGATCAATTTATTTGGAAGAATAGTCAAGGTTATTATCAATGTCTTTGGATATGTAGAGCAACTTGTTTTCATATAGAAACTGGTAATACATTTTTTGCTTGGGGTTATGGTAAATCAAAAAAATCTGCTAAAGCTGATGTTCAAAGACATTATGCTACAGCAAAATCACCATATAAATTTACGAACATTACAAAAATTAAAAATGCTTGAATTAATTATAATTATAGAGTTGGCAGCATTAACTTATTATTTAATTAATAATTAATTACCACCAATACTTATCTACATTTTCTGAATTGTAATCTACAATTTTCCATAAGCCTTTATGTTTTCTAGTAAAGCTTCTATCAGCAAAACCTATAGCATCTTGTTCTTTTGTAAAAATTTCATTAGTAAAATGCCTGTATTTATCTTCTTTATTTTTTTTGAAAATTATAAAGTACACAATTAAGAAGGGGTAGCTCTAGTTAAAACTACCCCTAACACACAACAAATATGATAAGGAACAATTCCTTATCAGTTTCACATTTAATGAAAATCACTTTTTAAATTAATCCCATTTTTATCTAAAGAGGGAGCAGTAGATGTGGGATTATTATTAGGTGGATTTTCTTGCCCCAATAATTCTGTAGCTTCACTTGTAAAGTATTCTAATGGCTTTCCAAAAAAATTACTAATTTGAAGTAATATAATTGTTGATACACCATTCTTACCTTTTTCATATTTCTGTATTTGTTGAAATGTTTTTGGTGGGTGTAAAGCATTAGCTAATTCAGTTTGAGTACATGGTTTTTTTTTATCAACAAGATGTGATACTTTAAAAGTAATACCACATTCTTTACCTATAGAAGCTGTGTTTTTATCTTCAATTAAAACAATTCTACTTAACCTAGCTTCTTTTATTTTTTTACCTATAGCTTTGTTTAAAACAATATCTGTTGCTGTTCTTTTTCTTCCTCTGTAGTTTCTTTTTGACATATCTTTCTCTCCTTATTTTATGCAGACTCCAAGCCTATAGTTTTTTACAACTTTTAAGTTTATTGGTTAACCAGAGTAAATGAATTTGGCATCTTCATTTTCTACACCAACTATTTGCCTATAAGTTTTGTCATACTTCTTTTTTGCATTAAGAGTGTGAACACATTGACGACCTTTATTTTTTGCAGGTCGCATAATCTCATCATGCAGTTTTTGAAGTTTGGCATATCTTCTTATTAAGCTATTACTTAAAGCCATCCTCTTTAGACTCCTCATCTTTAGTTAATTTAATTCTTGATTTGTCTAATTTTATATCAAGAATTGTAACCCTAGCATTATTACTAGGGATATTTGTGTTTGCAGCTATTTCTGCATTCTCAAATTCTTCATTAATTTTTACACTAACTTCATAAAAACTTTCTTTCATAACTTTGTTCACTTTCTAAATTCCATAGTTGAATAACTTTTATTAACTTTCAACATTGAAATTTTTTCTAATTGTTTATCTGTTAATTCTATATTTCTATGTGCTTGTTTATTCTTATCTATTAAACCTAATTTAAAAAGTTCAGCTATAATTGCACCAGCTCTAGCTCTACTAAATCTAAATTTTTGACCTACTTCTTTATAGGTCGGTGCATAATCGTTATGATGTATGAAGTATTTTAAAAATTTTAATACATCTAATTTAATTTGGCTTAAATATATATGTCCATTTTTCATTTCTTATCCTTAAATAAATTTGTTACATTTGCTGGTGTATCTTGGAGATTTGCTCCATCTTTTTTAAAAGTCTTTAAATAATTAATTAATTTATTTAAGTACCAATCAGATTTTTCCAAATCCATTATAGCTTTGTCTAAAGTTTGACCACCTTTAGCACCAAACCTACATAAATGTTTTAAAGCAGAACCCCTCAAATATCCTATGTTTTCTTCTGGTGTCATTTGACTCATAATGGCATCAGCAGTTTGTATTGGTTTCTGATAATGAGGGGGATTCTTGCTTTCCATATTTTATTCCTTTTTTTCCATAAAGTCTGAAATCTTTAGACTAATATCTGGTTGGGTATCTTTTGTTTTTTCAACATTAAGCCATGCAGCAACTTTCTTTTTGTTACCACCAACTGTTAGATTTCCCTCATACTGAGGATATTTTTTTCCAGCAACATCTGAATCTTTAGGTTGTCTTTTCCATAAAGCTCCAGAATTGTCATAATTATCTGCCATTCGTACTCCTATTTTGTATTTGTGATTTTAGTTTGTTGTATGCTGTTTCAACTCTCAATTGCTCAAAGGGATCGGCAGCTATTGATATTAGATCAGATTTATAATTTTCTCTAATAGGAGTTAAATTTTTTTCAAAATATAATTGTGATTTAGAATGCTGGGCAACAGATGTCATTTGTTCAATCCAAGCATCAGCTAAATCTTTTGTACTTTTTGTATTTGTTTTTGGTTTAGCAATTGGTTTAGGTATTTCTTTTTTTTGTGGTTTTAAAAACTGTTCCATTTCTTCAGCAGTTGCTAACTCATCACCAAAGAAACCTAATATTGATAGACCTCTACCAATAGAAACTGTTTGTTGTTTTTCAAACTCTTTATCTTTATTTTGCATCTGCTTTGATTCACCAACACTTACTAACTTGTCATCTATATAAATGTTTGCTTTAAATTTATGTGAACCATTAGATAGTTCTGTGCTTTCTGTTTGTATTGAAATTCTTTCACCGAAAAAATCTCTAACAAATTTAAGTCTATATGGAACTGTAAGATACTTTCCTTTTGCTCCTAAGTTTGCATAGTCTTTATCATCTATACTATCTCTAAATTTTTTTATTGCTTCTGCTAAACCATTTTTCATAATACTCCAACCTCTCTCATAGTTTTTAAAGGACTATTTAAATCCTCTTTTAGTTTTTTTATTTCTTTATGTAAGTTGCCATTTATTTGTTTGTGATCCTGTTCTACTTCTTCAATTCGTTTTATTTCTTTATTTAATCTATCAATCTCATCTTCTTGTTTTAAAATTAATGAATTTTTATCTACTAATTTTTTAATCAAATCTTTTTTGTCTAAGCTTTCATAATGATTAATTAATTGTTTAAAGTTCATAGTAATTCCTAAATCTTTTAATAATGTCAGGATCTATTCCTTTCCACCAAAAACCATTTTTTCTAATTTCACTAAAGTCAGGTTTGCAAAGTAATGCTAAAG